CCGCAATCGACTGCATGGCGGTGGCTACCGCCTGGGTCGCGCTGTGCTTGGGCGCGACGATCAAACGCGGCTGCGCATTGAAACGGCTTTTGCCATCGTGCAGCGCCTGCAGGCCGGTACGCTTGCCGCTGGCCTGCACGCCACCAATGATCCCGGAAGTTTGCGCCGCCGGGTCGACCACCTTGGCCACGCCGGTGGCAACGATCACCGCCTTGGAGCGGGCATAAATCGCCCGGCAGGCCTTGGTGATAGCCGAGGCAGCACCGAACGCGGCGACCGCCTCACGTTCGTTGGTGATCAGCACCAGATCGCCCGCCTTGGCTGTCGCGTCGGCGCCCTCGGTGAAGGTGTCGACCAGGCCGATGATCGAGGAAGACGGCAGCGAGACGTTGCGCGCGCCCGGCACCACTGACGAGGCGGCCACCACCTACGCCAAGTCGTTCGGCTCCAAGCGCCTGTACATGGTCGACCCCGGCGTACAGCTGTGGGACACCACCAGCAACGGGACCGTCGACGCGCCGGCCTCGGCCTGGGCTGCAGGCGTGTTTGCCTTCACCGACAGCGAATACGGCTTCTGGTCGTCGCCGTCGAACAAGGAGTTTGTCGGCATCACCGGCACCACCCGCGCTATCGAGTACCTGGATGGCGACGAAACGTGCCGGGCCAACCTGCTCAACAACGCCAATATCGCGACCATCATCCGCGACGACGGTTTCCGCTTATGGGGTAACCGCACGCTGTCGAGCGATCCGAAATGGGCCTTTCTCACCCGCGTGCGGACCATGGACATGGTCATGGACGCGATCCTGTACGGCCACAAGTGGGCGGTCGACCGTGGCATTACCTCGACCTACATCCGCGACGTAACCGAGGGCCTGCAGGCCTTCATGCGCGACCTGAAAGCCCAGGGCGCAATCATCAACTTCGAGGTCTACGCCGACCCGGTGCTGAACACGGCCAGCCAGCTGGAGCAGGGCAAGGTGTATTGGAACATCCGCTTCACCGACGTTCCGCCGGCAGAAAACCCGAACTTCCGCATCGAAGTCACCAATCAGTGGCTGACCGAAGTCCTCGATCAAGTCGCGTAAGGAGCGCATCACATGGCAATGATTCCCGAAACCCTGGCCAACCTGAACCTGTTCGTGGACGGCGTCAGCTTCCAGGGCGATGTACCCAGCCTGACCCTGCCCAAGCTCACCCTCAAAACCGAGGAACACCGCGCCGGCGGCATGGACATGGCAGTCGAGCTGGACATGGGCATGGAGAAGATGGAATCCAACTTCACCACCACCGGCGTGCGCAAAGAGTCGCTGAAGTTCTTCGGCCTGGCCGACGGTAACGCCTTTAACGGCACGTTCCGGGGCTCCTACAAGGGCCAGAAGGGCGAAACCAAGGCGGTGATCGTCACCCTGCGCGGCACCCTGAAAGAGATCGACATGGGCGACTGGAAGGCCGGCGACAAGGCCGAGCTTAAGCACAGCGTTGCCACGACTTACTACAAGCTGGAAGTCGGCGGCGAAACCATCTACGAGATTGATCCGATCGGCATGAAGCGCGTCATCAATGGCGTCGACCAATTGGCCAGTCAGCGCCGCGACCTTGGCCTGTAACCCCTTCCAATCCTTTCATCTCCCTTTTCGATTCAAGGAAACCCGACCATGGCCAAGCCACTGCCGAAGTTCATCAAGCTCGATGCTGACCGCGTCACCGTAACGCTGACCAGCCCGGCCGAGCTCAACGGTGTCCAGCAGGACACCATCACCCTGCGGGCGCCGACAGTGCGCGATATCCGCAACTCCACCAAGACCTCCGACGGCGACGACGAACAGCGCGAGCTGAACCTGTTCGCCTCCCTGGCCGAGGTTCACGTCAAAGACCTCGAGGGTCTCAAGTACAAGGATTACAACCGCCTGGCCACTGGGTACAACTTTTTGGTGCGAGACGACGAGCTTTAATCCGGCCACGCAGAAGCAGGCTGCCAAGCGACTTGCGGCCGAGTTGAATTTCTCCGCCGCAGAGATCCTGACCATGTCCTACGCGGACATGGTTTGGTGGCTTACGGATTGAGCTTGCATAGGGGGCACCGATGGCAAGCAGGCTAGCGTTATCGCTGGTGATCGGGGGTGCCGTCGCCTCATCGGTAGGCGCTGCATTCAAGACGGTCGAGAACGGCATCCAGAAGCTGGAAGCCAAAGGCAACAAGGCCAAGGTGCTGAAAAGCACCATTGGCGAAACCATCAAGCTACGCGATGAGTGGAAGCGTGCACATGACAGCGGTGCTGCCGGTGCCGACAAACTCCAACGTAAGCTGGACAGCAATCTGGATACATTGCGCAAGCAAGGTGTCGAGGTTGGCCGCCTCAGTCGTGAGTATCAGCGCCTGGGGCGCGAGGCCAAGGCCGCCGACCTGCAGCTAAAGGGTCACCAACAGCTGCAGTCGGGCAAGTCTTCGTTGAAGTCGAACATTGGCCAGGCGGTGGTTGCTACCGGCGCCGCCGCCGTGCCCACGATGATCAGCGCGAACTATCAAGCGATCATCCGTGACATTGCGATCAAGGCCGATATCGTCAACAAGCCCCAAGAGCAGCAGTTGACCCGAACGGTGATCGACACGGCCGCTGACACCGGGATGGCGCGCAATGAAGTGGCCGACCTGGTCAACCAATTGGTCGGCGCCGGCATGGAGCTGGACAAGGCGCTGTCGTATGCGCCGGTCGCGGCCAAGTTCGCAATTGGTCAAGGCGCCTCGGGCGTCGACACAGCGTCGATGATCCAGGCGCTGCAGCAAAACGCCAAGATCAGCGACCCGAAGGTCATGCAGCAGGCTCTGGAGGCGATCGCCTACCAGGGCCAGGCGGGTAGCTTCGAGGCCAGTGACATGGCCAAGTGGTTCCCGCAGCTGCTGGCCGGCATGGAGAAAAACGGGATCACCGGGCTCGACGCGGTGACATCGTTGGGCTCCATGCTGCAAGTGCAAATGAAGACCGCCGGCAGTTCGGACGAAGCGGCGAACAACTTCAAGAACTGGATGGAGAAGATCGGTTCCAGCGACGTGGTCAAGGCCTACAAGGACGCCGGCATTGATTATCAGGGCTCGCTTAACACCGGCCTGCAGAAGGGCATGAACGTCATTGAGGCGTCCATGGCCCTGGCCATGAAGTACGTCGAGGCGACCGATCCGGCGAAGGCCAAGCAAATCGAGGCGGCCAAGGCCAATATCGACAAGGAGGCCGACCCGGAGAAAGCCAGGGCGGCGCTGGAGGCCCTGGAGAAGACCTTGCGCACCGGCGATATCTTTGCCGACATGCAGGTCAAGGCCGCGCTCACGGCCTACGGGCAAAACAGGGGCCTGTATGAGGAACTCAAAGCCGACTCCAAGAAGGCCACAGGCATCCTCGACAAGAACCTGGCTGAGCGCCGCGAAACTTCAGCACAGCAGTGGGCCGAGACGGTCCAGGCAGCTGACGACGCAATGCGCAGCATTGGCGACGCGATCCGCCCGGCCACCGACATGGCGGCGAAGGGGCTGACGGCGGTTGCCCGTGGCATCACCACACTGTCGGATAAGTTCCCGGCCGTCGTGACGGGTATTGTCGGCACCGTGGCGGCCATCCTGGCACTTAAGACTGCATCCAGTGCGTTCAAGATCGGGCGGGGCGTGTTCAATATCGCGCGCGGTCGAGGTCTGGAAGGATTGGCTGGCCGGGTAGCGCGTGGTGGTCGGACGCCCATCGAGCTGCCCAAGACGGGCAACAAGGTGGTCGACACGGGCCTGGGTGTGCTGGGCAAGGTGTTTTCTTCCCGCTCGACCGAGGCGACACCGGCCAATGACACCGTAACCGGCGGAAACGACCCGCAACGGGTGTTCGTGGTCAATGCCGATGCCATCGGCGGGATTGGCAGTAGCGTTGCAAATAGCGCCCCGGCAGCGTCTGCGAAGGGTAGTCGCAGAAGTCGCCGCCGGGAGCGCCGACGCGCGGTGCGACAGGGCACTGCGGTGCGGCCTGCTGCGAAGGTAGAAGCGCCTCAAACGTCGGTGGCCAGGCCTCGGCCGTCGCTTCCAGCAGCCTCGGCGGCGCTGACCGGCGCCGACGAACTGGGCAAGGTCGCGCGCTCGGTGCGTGGTGTCACGCGCCTGGCCAAGCGCCTACCGGGTGGCAATCTTATAGACGCCGGCGCAACCGCGCTCGATGTCGCGCTGAACGCCAAGACTCAGGATGAAAAGGCCGAGGGTTACGGCGGCGCCGCTGGCAGCCTGGCGGGTACCCTCGCGGGTGCTGCTGCAGGCGCTGCCATCGGTTCGGTGGTGCCGGTCATCGGTACTGCAGTGGGTGGCGCGGTGGGTGCTGTGCTGGGCGGTCTGGGTGGCGAATCGCTAGGCGGCTGGCTGGGTAAGCGCTGGTTTGGCGACGAGCAGCCCGAGGCCGAGGATAAGCCGGAGCCGCCTCTGCTG